AGACCTTGCTGCTGCTGTAGCTGTAAACGGTTAGCTAAGTCAGCACCTTGCATATAGGACTCTATACCACGACCACCTAACTGAGACTGTAGTTCTACACCAGTTAGCTGACCTCTTTGCTGTAGTCCAGCAGGAATCTGACTAGCCTCTAGCAATGACAATGCTTGCTGCTGTGGCATGTAACCAGCACCTAACAGACCACCAGCAATACCAGCAGCTTGTTGTTGTTCCGCTAACGCTTGCTGTCTAGCACCTAAGTTAGCACGAGTCATAGCTTCCTGACGAGCAGTCTCCATAGCCAACAACTCAGGTGATGCGCCACCGTAGGCAGCAGAGGATACACCTAAACGCCCTTGTGACAGCATACGCTCTTCTAGTGCTAGACGCTGACGTTCCTCTTCAGGACGCTGTGTAGCTCTAATGTCTTCGTATATACCAGCCTGCACAGCAGCAGGATCAGCCTGTAGTTGGCCAAAGAAACCACCTGCTTGACCCATGATTTGATTCTGTAGAGCTTGCTGCTCTGGGCTTAGTTGTGTAGTAAAGCCACCAGAGGGGTCAGTACCGACACGAGCTAGGTTGCTAGTGACAGTGTAAGGTCTAAACTGTGCAGCTTCAGCAGCTTGTTGTCCTAGCTGTTGTGCCATCTCTAAACCAGTAGCGCCTGTCTGGTATGCACCTTCAACACCTTCTTGACCTAAGTAGTACTCACCAGCGCCACGTAAGGCATCGCCCAAGTTATTAGTAAGCAGTCCTGACAACACAGCGCCACCAGTAACAGCACCTACGTTACCATCTGAAGGAACTGAGCCAGCAGGAGGGGCTATAGGATTAAATACAGAAGAGCCTGTAGGATCTTGTGTGGGCAATGGAGTAGCAAAGCCACTAGGTACCCGTTGTCGTGGGTCAGCCATCATTATAGGCTTGTTATACATTTGATTTTTTAGCATGACCATTAGAACGATCCTCCAGTAATTATGGCAGCCGTTAGTGTAGGCATGTTATACATTTTGTTACTCTCCTGAATTATCAATTTCTTTGGCTCTTTCTAAAACTGAAGTAAGTTTGCTTTGGATTGTGTCTTCGTTTGTTAGTCCTGTTATGTTTGCTTCTATAATGTAAACACCAGAAACAAAACAAGCTAACGTATTATCGTTGTCTTCTTTAGTTGTATATTCTATCATGGCTTATCAAACCTCACTCTTTTTACTGCTCCTGCTGTAGTCCCAAAAGGATTAGCGGTAGCGTCCCACAGCCACAGTGAAAAATTACTTCCAGAACTATAAGAATAGCTGGCGTCTGACCTATTAAAAACTGTGCCGTCAATAGTCATGCTACTAAATGTAGCGTCTGTGTTAGGTGTTGGAGAAGCGGAGGTGCTGGTAGAACCTATTGTTAATTGTATTTTATAAGGAACAGTTCCTGAACTAGGAGGGTAAGCAAACAAATAAAAAATGTCATTTCCTTGACCCACTCCCGCTAAGTTTGGAAACCAATCACTTTGATAAGCATTATGTCCAGAAACATAAGCAATACTACCTGCCGTATTTAACCACCCACTCTGGTTTCCTGAAACACCTACAGTTACGTTATATAATGCAGGTCTTACCCATACTCTATTAGAGCCTATAAAAACAGACTCTTTTTTATCTGTACCTATGACAATATCATCTATGTCACTAGACCCTACAAAAATAGACATTACGGTGTAGTCCTAAAGTAAATAGTGTTAGAGTCAGTCCCTGAAGATGCAGTAGAAATGTTAAAGCCATCTACTTTATCTGCATCAAGTCCTGAACCTGTACCGTCTACTGTTTTAATCTTAGTCAAGACATCAGCAGCAGTATAAGCAGTAGAAGCTAGTTTAGCATCCAAAGCAGTTTGTAGACCGTCTACATTACTGATAACATGGTTGTGCGAATCGTCAGCAACGGTCACAGCAATGCTTGTAGTACCAGAACCAGTAGCATCTCCTGTTAAAGTAATTGCTTGACTGCTGTCTCTTTTAGTAGCCACTGCTGTAGCTATGTTATTAAACTCAGCGTCTATCTCTGTACCCTTGACTATCTTGTTAGGATCGCCAGAAGAGAGAGCATCTTTTGCTGCAAAGTTAGTTGTCTTTGTGTAGTTGGACATTAGATAAGTCTCCCTAGTAGAGCGTGTATGTCAATTTTTTGAATAGAAAAAGGTACGCCATTAATTTCAGACTCTATACCGATAGTAACTACTTCACCACTACCACTGGTATTTACTTTAGGCGTGTTAATAGTACCGCTGGATGCGTATTCAGCAATGTTGTACTCAGCAATACCGTACTCTGCTAGTGTAGCTGAAGAAGTAAATATAAGAGCTTGCTTAGTATAGTTAGCAGTGTAGTCATAACCCCAGTTAAGGATAGCTTCCGTTGACTGACCACCAATAATTGTTACGTTAAACTTCTTTAAAAACTTTAGATTGGAAGTGTTGCCAAAGTCTAGCGGGTTGCTGAAGTAACGCATTTGATACTTCTCAGTCCCGTCTAAATATCCACTATACTTAACAACACCTGAAGACAAGCCTATGTAAATACTGTTATCATCTAACAAAGCAAGAGATAGAGGCTTAATACTTGACCAAGTAGTTACACGGTTAGACCCATCTTCTAGCTGTCTACGCATATCAAAGCAGTACACAGTGTTGCTGTCTGGTATTGACAACAAGTAGAATGCTTCTTCAGCACTGTATAGAGACTTAATAGGGTTCGTGCTGTTAAGCACTAAAGATAACAAATCACTACGGACATTCTTACTGATGTCACGCATAGGCATAGACTTCTCTTGTACAGTCCTACCAAAGCTACGTACACCTGACTCAGACAAAAACAAGATGTCAGTGCCTGTGTGCTGTACTGAGTCACGAGCTATACAGCCAACGCCTTCTATGGTGTCTGTAAGCGTCATAGAGGCAGGAGAGGACGCACCTGAGTACACAAGTATAGACTTCCTGCCAAAGATGATTAGAAAGCCATTGTGAGCCGCTAGAGCCACTATCTCGTCAAAGCCTGTAGGCCATACCAGAGTAACGTCTAACGAGCCTGTAGCGCCTCCTGTCCAAGCATGTCCGTTAAGAGTATCTGACCAGTAGACAGTGTGCTTGTTACCTGTAACGTCTGCTACCCACAATTTACCGTAGGCTGCTAAGACTTCGTTGCCTTGTGGAGCTGTGCCTGTGCTGTGGCTGTGGTCTGACATAGCTTCTAGAACAAAAGAACCTGACTCGTCTGTTCCTATCAGCGGCTCGTGACCTCTTTGAAACATATAGACATGGTTGTTTAGCGACACTGTTTTCCAGTTGTTAGCTGTCGGTGTATAACCACTAGGAGTAATGTCTGTTAAGGTTGTAGTGCCTGAGAATACTTTATTGTTACCTGCTGACAATATAACCTTATCGCCAGAGTTATCAATGTATTCATATACAGTCTCTATACCACGGCTACTACCTAGTACAGAAGAGCCATTGGTAGACACTGCTTCCCATCCCTTACGCGCACCTACACGACCCAGCTTGTCAATAACACAGTTGTCTGCTACAGCAGCAAACGAAGGGCCAAGACCAATAGGTGAGTCCTGTGTGTTAAGACCAGCAAATCCCGGTGCAGCTACTGTAATGTTCTGTAGTTGTTGTGCCATTTAAGAAGTCCAGATAGTTTCACTAGGGAATCTAGCTGCATCCATAGCAATTGCATCAGCTAGTGTGGAGTCAGCAATACTGTATAGCTCTTGTGCGGAAGCACCGCCAGTCTCACCACGCTCTCGTGCAGCTAAAGCTACAGCATAGTGAATGACAGGTGCTGATGGTACGTTAAGGACTGAAACATCATCAGTAAACGCAGCATCTCTGTTGACCACGTTAAAGCGTAAGTCATATACATCGTTAGGAATAGGATAGACATCAACAATAGCATAGCCGCTTTCGTTAAAACCATTCCAAGAGTAGTAACAAGGGGAGCTTCTTGCTGGCTCGCCGTTGAGAAAAGAGTTGTTCATCCAAGATGATGAGGCTTGTTTCATAAAGACATTAGAGGTGTCGTTGATAACGTCTAGTGTCTTGAGAGCAGAACCAGAACCTACGAGAGCATAGCTAAAAACATTAGCAGAAGTCTGCACAGTAAGTGTAGTACGTAACGAAGACCAGTCCCATGAATCTTCTACAATGCGTTTAGCATCGTTAACAAACTCTCCAATAAGTTTAGAGTAGCTGTTCTGAGCTACAGTAGTTACTTCGTCCTCTCTCAGCCTACGTAGTACGCTGTTAACTAGTTGTAAGTACGTCATTAGAAATTATAGCTCCGTCCAAGTATTGGGTCTTCAAAAAAGTTCTCTGCTGGTGCGTTTAAATCTACGTATTCCAAAGGATCTACGTCTACGCCAATCTCTGTTTGAAATTTAAACAGTTCGTCTTTAAACAAATCATCTGTAGTGCGTGTAGCTGAAAGCTGTGGAATAGCTACAGCGCCTGCACCTGTAAGCAAACCACCTAAGTTTAAGTCTAGGCTAGGCAGGTTTACACTAGGTAGGTCTATGTCTGGCAGAGCCTGTCTAACTGCTGTGTCTAAGTCTGACAACACATCACCAGCGCCTTGTGCTACATCTTCAACAACATCACCAACAGGTCTAGCAACGTCTTCTACTGCTTCTACAATAGGTCCACCAGCGTCTTCAACTAGCTGCACTAGAGGTCTGCCGATGTTCTCTACAAATTCTACAATAGGCTCAATAATAGCTTTAAGACCACTTAGGTCAATATCTAGATCAACGGAAGGTAGATCAACAGAGCCTAGTGTACCGCCTTCTCTGATGTACTTGCCTAGTCCTTGCACTAAAGCATCGTCTAGGTCTGTTCCGCCAGCTACTTCACTAACAACCTTACCTACGCCAGCTTGGAAATCATCATACTGAATACCAGCGTTCTCAATAGTTGCTTGATCTAGTCCTATTTTGTCTAAGCCACCTGTAATAAGGTCATCACCTACTAAAGCAAGAGCAGCGCCTTCAGCATCTCCTGCGGCTGCTACGTTTAAGGCAGTCTGTGTTTGTCCGTAGGTAGAGCCGAACAAGCCTGTGCCTGTGTTTGGCATAGGTGTGCCTACTTGTCCTTCTGGCATAGCGTCTAAGGTAGGAGCTTTAATAACGCCTGACATCTCTAACCCAGTCAACAAACTGCTGGCTATTTCAACAGGAGATAGCTTTTCACCAGTAGCTGCTTTAGCCGCTGTAGTTGCTAATCCAACAGCAGGGTTAAGCATGCCTATTACAGACAGGACAGGGTTGTTTAGAAACTTAGAGACTCCGCTAGGCTCTGGCGGGTCTTCAACCCACACCATAGAATACTCACCAACCTTAGAAGTTCCTCCGCTGATATCTATGAAAGAACCACGCTTCATTAAGTCTCTATACTGTTCGCGTTCTTCGTCAGTAAAACCTTGTTGTAAATCAGTGTTACCCAGCAAAGGAGGTTGCTTCATATAAAGATTATCAGCATCATAACCGTAGTCATAATCTAACTCTATAGGGCTGTCTGCTTTCTGAGTTAAAGGTACTTCGTAGGTTCTAACAGCTTCTATAAAAGGATTGCCTACTTGCTGATCTAACAAATAACCTGAAGTCGTAGTACCATATAGCGCACCACGACCCGGATCATAGGCTGTCAAGACTTTTCTTTTAGCTTCTGCACTTGTGTCAGCACTTGCTAAACTTCTTTCGTAAAAACTAGCAAGATCAAAGTCTGGATTAGCAGCACGTTGTTCTTCTCTTCTTAGCTCCGTTTCAGCAATACGAGCATCACGAGCTTCGTCAACAACTGTCCTTTCAGCCATAGACATGTCGGAATACAACTTAGCACCGCCACCACCAGTAACAGCAGGTTGACGGCTTTGACCAATAACCTTACCGGTGCCATCTGTAATGTCTACCATTCTAAACGCTGTAGAACTAGGGAAAGTATCCACAGTAGAAGCAAACGGGTCAGCACCTAAGTTGACAAACTCTTCTTCTTGTTGTTGTGATATTGGGGCAATAGAATCTACAACAGGTCGCTTCTCCTCTCTAACAGGAATACGAAAACCGCTAGATTTTACTTCAGTACCTCTTGCCATTATCGTTCTCTCTGTACGTTCTTAGTCTTTTCCACTGTACGCATAGCGCCTAAGCCCAACATACCCATCAGTACACTTGTAAGTAAGGAGCTATCAACAGGCGGGACAGTAAACCATATGCCTAGTATAGGAGCTAAGATAGTAGAATAGAATAAAGCCAGTCCACATATCCATCCTATAGCTGGCCGCCAGCCTGCGACAAATAAACTCTTGTGTGCAGCCTCAGTCTTGTTGACCTCTAGCTGACCCTTAAGTAGTTCTTGAGCATGCTTCTCAGCCATAGTAGATAGTTCAAAGGCTATAGCGTTCTTTTTGTCTTTATCCTCTATGAACTTATCTAAAAGTCCAGTCACTGGCCCTATCAAACTATTTAAAATACTCATATATTATACACTATTTTTAGTTAGAAGTCAACATAAAGTGTAGACTTTGTACACTTTTATGTACATATAAGTGTTACTCAGAGTCCTTTGTGTCGTCACCGTGTACAAGTTTCTGTACAGTATCTGACTCGTATATCCTTATACCTAACCATACTATTGTTAGTATAGAAGCTGTTGGCGGCAACCACGCTGCCAAAGAAAGCACTGCTGTAGACGCGGCTGCTACATCAATAACTTGTTTTGTTTCTTCAACCATGTTTAAATCCTTTAAAGGCTTACAAAGTAAATGAATGCGTATACTAAAATAGGAATTAACGCTATAGATGTCCCTACTATAATAATAAACTGTTTTAATAGTTTTATATTCTCACGTTTCCTAGCTGCCGCTACACGCTCTTTTCTTTCTCTTTCCTTACGACACACTGCTTGGTA